GTCCCATTCGGCGACGGCCGATGTGGATAGCTCGACCTTGCCCTCCCACACGGCCCGGTACTCTTTCGAGCTGACGAGCTGCCGGCATCGGCGAGAGTTGCGCTGCGCCGGCACGTCCGCGTAGCTGGTGCCGATGAACTTGAACCCGGGCCACTTGCCGAGCGCCCACGCTGGGGCGACAACGCCGGCATACGTGGATTTCGCTGCCCCTGGGGGAAAGAACAGCATCAGGCGTCCGTGCGGCTCTTCGAGGCACGCCTGAATCTTCTCGCACATCAGCCGGTGGTGTGGCGCGAGCCCAGTCTCTACCGGCTTGAAAAGCCACTCGTCGTGGTCTTCGGAGATTGGAGCGCCGGGAATCGGCACAGCCTGCGCGAACGCCACAAGCGACTCCCGCGCCATGTCCCGGCGAAGGATCTCCGCCGCCGCTTCAGCTGGCGACGGTCGCGCCAATCACAGCACCTGCCGCAGGGAGACGGATTCGACGGATGCGAGCGCCGCTGAAGTCCCGTTGATGGAGAAGCTATCCGCCGCAGACACTGGAATCATCAGCCGAGCAAATGTTCCGGCCGTCCCGATTGCGGTCGCCGTGTTCGTCACGTTTCCCCCTGCGTTCGTAAATCGCAAAGACAGCGCGGGCGCCGTCATGCTGGAAACGACCACGACCGCGTAGTACGTGCGCCCAACGATGGGGACAAACGCCTGCGACAGCAGGGAGCTAGCGCCCGGTGTCGTGCAAGTTGCAAGGCCAGCCGCGATGGTCCAGCCAAGGCCCTTGACCCACACCGTGTCGGTCGCGAAGTCGCCATTGACCAGCTGCTCCGGCCCAAGGCCGAGGATTCCGCTGCCCAGCAGGGACTCCCGCTGCCCGGTCAGTGCCCGGCCGTCGATGCCGACAGCGATCGGCAGCGCCACAGGGTTCACGAGCGGAAGACCCCGACAGCATCGGCATTGCCGGCGACGCGCTCGACTCGGTAGTTCCCGGGAGCAATCAGCAGGGCGGACGGGTTGGTGCTGTCCAGTGACACGCTGGTGTCCGTGAAAGACGCGTCCGGGTTCTCGATCTCGACCTTCAGCGGATAGGCGAAGTAGGGGATGGAGCTGGCACCCGTGACGAACAAGCCGACAGTGACGGGAGCACCCACCGCCACGGCAAACGTCGTGCTGAACGCTGCGCTCGTGCCAGCAGCAAGTATCTGGGTTGACATCGGCGAAGCTCCAGCGGGCAGGAAGTGGCGCCTATCCTACCCCCGGAGCACAGGGCGTCAACTGTCGGGGTCTTCCGGCTTCTTGGCCGCACCCGCCGCAATGGCGAGCAACTGTTCCCGGCTCAGCTCGTAGCGGCTCTCCACCACCACCGGGGCGTCCTTGTTTCCCTGCACCGTCAAGGCGTCCCCGTACTTGCTCCGGTTCTCCTTCACGATCTGGAACTTCTTGATGTCCATCAGCACCCGGCCAACGTCAGGGGCGACCGTCTTGGCCTTGATCTCGTCCGCCAAAGTCTGCATCGACTCGAACCTCGCGTCGGCCCGCATCTCTCGTGCACGTGCGTACATCTGACGAAATTCATCGTACTGCGGGCCCTCATGCGCGAGCCAGCGAAAGACTGTCCGGCCAGAGGGCAGTCCTTTGAACTTACCCATCTTCTCGGCGTTGGCTCCCTCTGCTATGCGCTCACAGCACTTGATGCCTATGGCCTTGGTGTAGCTGGTGGGGCGCGCCATCACGTGTTCCCCAGCTCGCTGGCTCGGAACGCGGCGATGAGTTCCGGGTCATCGCTGATGATGACCAAGGGGCCAGAGCCTGCCGCTTGAGCCATTCTTTCCTTGCAGCGATCTATTTCGTCGATCAGCTCGCTTCGTGTCTTGCCCTGTGCTGGTGTCGTGTCCATGGGTCAGCCTTCCTGTCCGGTGTGCGGAACCCACAGTCCACCGAGGCACAGCCTTGTGCGCCATCGGTCATTAATCTCGGCGTGCTCTTGTTCGGTTTCCGGGGTGAACATGACGCGGACCTGTTGGAACCGCTCGCCGCCTGAGCCTTCCCATATCGACGCGGCCCGTCCTTGGTGCCGGTGATTGATTCGCTTCCAGTCGTCCCGCTGTTGCGCGCTCCTGAACAGGTAGCAGATGTCCTGCCTGGTTGTGGTGCTCATGCGAGTGCAGCCCTGTCGTCCCGATCTGCTGCCCGTGACTGCGCGATGACCTGCGGGTCGTAGATCGGAACACCGGGCCGTCCGTATACCGGCGAGGGCATGCCGAGGCTCGCTACAGCCCCCTTGGCGCGCTCCCAGTGCTCTGAGGCGTGAGCGCGGCATAGGTCGGCTTCTCTGTAGGGGTGGCCGTTCTCAGGTGCACCCACGCGGACATAGGGCTGTTCGGTGCAGCCGGCATGCTGGCATTTCATCGCTGGTCGCTCCCGGCGTTGCGCTTGTGCGCTTCGTTTCTGGCGATGTACTCGGGAGACTGCACGCTCTCGCCGTACTCAGGGATCAGGTCATCGGGGCCCAGATAATAGAACTCCCTGCGGGGGTATGGGCGGTGCATCGTGTGTGCGCGGCGGATGGTGCCGCCGACGATCTGGCCCTGTGCGTTCTGGGTGAACGTCTCACCGGGATGAATGCCCACCTCGACCGTGGCGCGCTGCGCGCTGGTCAGCTCGTCGGCAGTTAGTTGGCGGCTGGCGAGTGCTGCGGTGTCCAGTGCAATCCGGATGGTGCCCGCGCTCATATCCGCACCAACCCGGCGAACCGATACCGGCCAGGAGCTGTCTCTTGCAGCAGGGCGACCAGCTTTTCGGCCTCGGTCTGGTCCATGACCTGCACACGGCGGTTGATGTCCACCTGCGATGTCAGGTCGAAGCCGACGGACCAGATCGTGCCTTCCTTGCCGGGGTTCTCCAGGATCAGCAGCGCGACGACTGGCTGCGGCTTCGGCCTGGGTGCTGGGTTGCGCTGGCCGGCGTAGGCGATGCCTGCGATCGTCAGCACTGCGGCCATCAGGATCATGGTCGCGTTGTGGGAAGCATTCATGGCGAAGGGCTCCGTGTTTCAGGATCGAACTTGATTCCAAAGGTCGTACCGTCTTGGTTGATGGCCTTACCCCCCGGCTTGAGTCGTGGAAGCCATGTGTCGTATAAGGCTTGTCGCTCTCCCTGATCGGAGAGCGGAATCCTCAACTGGATTTCGTCAAGCCGCAGCCCGTTCGCACTCTCAAATATCGAGAACGCCCAAGTGTTGTTTGGCAGTTTTTCCTCCCTGTTGTACGTGCTTGCACGCTCTTTGCTTTCGCACAGCACGGCAACGGCAGGGAATGCGTCCGGCATGTCATCGCTGAATGATCGAATGACCTCGGACTCCTGTACCCCTGGCTGACCATCATCGCCACGCAAAGCACTCACGAACCAACCGTTCCAGCAACTCATGGACGTGCCAGAACGGAGCGCGCGGACGCCGACAACTTTCTTTTTTGGGTCCGTCTCGTACTGCCTCTCAGGCTGCATTAGCTCGACCACATCCCACCCCTTCGCTCTCAGGATGGGCTCGGCTATCTCAAACATGCGCTCGGGTGTCATGGGATTTCCTCGTCAGTTTGCCCGGATCGGACAATATCACCAACGGACCAGGGCGCACATTGCGGACATGCGCCCTGGTTTCATGCCGTCAGGGCAGGATTTCGCGAATGCTCACGTTGTCCAGCACGGCACCGAGTCCCGAACCCGGCCGGAGCTGGAACGACGAAACGCTGGCGGGCGCGGTCAGGTCGCAGGTGAATGTGCCGTCCCCGTACTGGATGGGACAGCTGACGTAGCCCATCGGTCCGCGCATCCTGAACCAGTGCATCGGGGTGGTGGACGTGTAGCTGCCGGTGATCGTGTAACTGACCCTGTAGGCCGTCCCGCCGGTCATCGACGTTGCCGCCTGCTCGATCGGTGCCGTATACCCTTCGTTGTGCCATGCGACGCCCTGCGGGCCTGCGATGGTCTGCCAGCTGTAGCCCAGGGTCCAGCCACCGGCCACATCGAACCCGCCGTTGACGACCTTCTCCGGTCCGAGGGTTTCCGCCTTGGCGGCTTGCGGGGTGATCATGATGGTGAACAGCGCGGCGGCGAGCAAAGTGCGGATTGACATCGGGGCCTCCTACGGCCGGTGGTGTGGCCTACGGTATCACTCCCGTGTCCGGTTTTCGATGCGGTCTGCGTACTACTGGATATGGCCGGGTGGTCCGGCAGGGAGAAAGAGATGGGAAACAAGACGACAGAGGGTCGCATGAGCCCGCAGGAGAGGGGTGCGCCTCTCAATTACGACCCGTCCGATCCGGACAAGATGCGATTGCCAGTTGGCGTTACATGCGGTGATTGCGCGCCCGATGCCGATCCAGTCGTGGGGCACAAGACGATGCGCCGAGGCGATGGCAGCACCTACCATGTGCCGTTGTGCCAGAACGAGGCGACGGAGCTGTGGGGCCACATCGAAGTGGAAGATACGCGCCGCAAGGAGTTGATGCCGACGGAAGAATCCGCCCGGAAGCTTTTTTTCGATGCGTACCAGCGCCTTAAAGAATTCGGCTGGAACGATGCGGTGTACTGCCCGAAAGATGGCAGCACGTTCGATGCAATCGAACCCGGCAGCACTGGCGTCCATAGCTGCCACTACGACGGCGAGTGGCCGAAGGGAAGTTGGTGGGTATTTGCCGACAACGACGTGTGGCCTTCGCGCCCGGCCCTGTGGCGCGCAACCAAAAAAGAGGAGGACGCCAATGGGTCCGATTGATTACGGCCCGGCCGGATGCTGGATTGCTGCGTTTGTGATGGCAGTCGTCGGCGTCATCGCTACCATCGGTGCGATCTTCTGGGCCGCGTGGTGGATTTTCTCTCACTTGAATTGGAGTTGGACATGACCACCCCGCCAAACGCGCCCGCCGAGGTTGATGTACTGGCTGCGGAGGTCGGGGCGCTGCGACTGGATGCGGAGCGCTGGCAGATGGTGCGCATGCTGATTTCGGTCGAAGCTATCGATGCGGAGGACTCGGAACGCGCCGATGCTGGCGAATGGCTTGCCGAAGAGGAAAGCGTAAAGTCTGACGCCGCGATAGACCTATTGCGCGAACACGTCGCCCGCGCATCTTCTGATGAGAGCGACGCAGCACGCGCGGAGGCCGGACATGGGTGACCGCTGGTCGGCTGACCTGTCCGCTTTCCCCTGGTGACGCCGTATATTCCAAGTGTGAGACCGACCAACCCAGCGAGGACACAGCCATGATGACCTTCTAACACCTAACCCCAGCATTCTGTGATTCCGGGCCGGCGCCCCAAGAGCGCCGGCTTTTTCTTGGCGGGGGAGGAAGGACTCGAACCCTCATCGCACGGCTTTGGAGGCCGGCAGTCTGCCGTTGAAATACTCACCCGGAAACGCTGTTTGCATGGCGAGGACACGAACCTCGCATCGTCCCTAGGCCCTCCTTTGCGGCCGTGACACCTGTAAATCTTTCGGGCGGCTCACCGATCACCCACATGCAAACACACGCGGCCATCATACTGCCCTACGCCTCACTCGTGGAGAGTGCGCCGAGCGTGGCAACCGTCGCCGGGATGCGCTGGACACCGGCCGGCAATCGGTAGGCCGTAACCCGGTCGGCAGGGAACCACGCTTCCTTCACTGCGTCGCCTTGGTTTCCGCCCAGCAGGCGAACGTGGGAGCCGGTGCGGGTGATGCCGGTCACGATTCCAACGTGGCCGCCTCCCTTGCGCGTCAGCACCGCGATGGCGCCCTGTGTAGGCCCGGGGCAGAGGATGCCGTAGTCGGCCCATGCGAGCGCCCTGAACGCTTTGGCGGGCACCGGGTAGCCCGTATGGGTCAGCCAGTCGGCCATGATCGTTCCGCACCACGGCTGACCGAGCAGCCACGACAGCCCCAGGCGCTTGAGCATCGCCCGGATGAATGGCGAATCGTTCGGGCCGAGAGTTTCCCGCTGCCCGATGTCTTTGCGGGCTTCGATCAGGTAGGACGGCTCGGTTATCAGCATGGCGGGGCTCCGGTCTGGAGCCCGAAGGATACCTCAGTCGCCCAGAATGCGATTCTGCAGGGCGAGGAGGTCGTCGTCGGAGCCGAACTTGTTTGATTTTCGAATGTTCGCTGCCGCTGGCATGACTCGAAGGTTCCACGGGACATGCAGCCCGCTAACCGATTTTCCTTTAAGCGGGACCTCATGGTCTACATGGAAAGGTAGCCCTGTGCATTTGCTTACGCGGCGGGCAATGGTGTAGAAAATTTCACAAGCCGCCTTGTCTGACCACGCTGGAACACTTGCGCGGCGAGCAGCATTTGCAGCGGCCGTCTTGTCTCGATTCTCAGCCTTCCACTTCTGCAACTTTTGCCGGTACTGCTCCGGATACTTTTTCTTGGTTTCCCGAAAAGACGCTCGCCGGCTTTCCGGATCTCGCTTCCGGCGGGCAGCATCATTCAGCTTTACTCGCTCAGGGTTCAATGCGGCCCAACGCTTAGCTCGATCAATTCGAGAATCCCTGGCCGCTGCGTACCCCTTTGAGCAGTTTATGCGGGCGCACTCAATGCACTGTGCAGTTTTTGTATACCGCTGGCACAGATGTCCGTGCTTACACGGCTTTGATTCAAGGTAGAACATCTCCCCAGCCTCAATCGCAGCGACACGTTCTTTGCTCTTAGTCCTCACCGGATAACACCTTATTTTGCATGTCCAGTAGCTCGGGATCATATCCAAACTCTTGATGAAAAGGAACGCTCCCTTCCGCAAGGCTGGGGCCGTAATAAACCCGGCTGTAGGCGTGCGTGTCCTGATACATCAGCCTTGCTTGGTGGTGCCAGAAACACAGCCCGATCGTCTTCTGGTGACAGCCGGGCTTCGTCTTACCTTCCAGGTGGTGCCACTGCACGTAGCCGCTGCCGGTAAGGTCGATACCGCGCTGCGCACAGGCCATGCAGTTGCCGGCGTGGATCTTGGCACGTCGCGCCTCGTCGGCTTTCGTCAGTGATCGTCCACCGAAGCTCACTTCTCTCTCCTCGGGCACGCATCGAAGGCGCACGGGCACTGCTGGTCTGGTGTTCCGCAGCCGGGGTGACTGCAGCGCTTGAGTCCGCACTCATCCCCGCCGCAAGTCTGCCCAACCGGCATGTGTGCTGTGCATTTCGGGCAGCGGTCGTAGGGCGCGACGGCTTGGGGCTCCGCGTCGAACTCTTCGGCCCATTCTTTCATGCGCCGGCACGTCAAAGACCACGGCATAGAGGTATCGAATATAAGTAGAGCCCGGTCGAACGCCCGCGCAATCGCTGCGTCTGTGGGGCAGGTCATCACTGCACCCTCGCGAAACAATCGTATGAACCCCTGATCACGCCTATTTCTGCGGTGCTAACTACCATGCCGAGACCGGCAGCACATTCAACGTCGATCTCGACCACGGTTCCAGTGATGCCAGCCCCGATGATATCGGGGTCGTCGTCTACGATAACTACCGCGTCGCCTACCTTGTAATTCTGGCTCACTTCGCACCATCCGCATCGGCCGGCTGTGCGAGCGCGGCTCCAAGCATTTTCCGCGCTTCCGGGACGATACGCATCCACTTCGATTTATGGTTGAGCGCTTCGTCTATGGTTTTGCACCGATGAGACTCCTCTTGAGAAATGTAGCGGGCTAGCCGCTCAACCATCGAATCGTCAACAACCACTTCCCCGATGCCGGCAGAGTGGTCGGGCTTGACGATCAGCTGACGCATCTGCGTAAAGCACTGCATCGCATTCATCGCGCCACTGGCGACAGCATCTTCGATCTCGCTGACTCGATCACGTGAGGCCGGCACCATTTCCTCGACGCCGCCAGAATGCACCGGGCATTCTCGCCATGTCGGCGATGTTCCTGCTGCGCACAGGTGCTCGTGTGATCCAGCTTGAGGCGGTGAGCCGCGATCCGCTAGCCTATCAACTGAGTTCTCCGGAATTTCCGGATAACTGGATTTGATGCGATCGCCGGGGTTCTCGCCCGTCTTGCGTGCGAGGGCGCGGAGTTCGCGCTCGATCAGCTTCGCGTCGTCAACGCCAATGCAGATGAATCCGGGGTCGCCCTCTTCCTCGTCGGCGCCTATCGGGCCATCGATATTTGCCAGCACAAGATCCGCCAGCCGCGCGATTTCGTCACGCATGGTCGCCTCCTGACAGTCTGCGGGCGAACTCGCGAATATTCTCAGCAGAAACGACCCAATCGCGCGAACCATCGCCATAGACCGTCGCCGGCTTGATCGACTGCATCAGCGTCTCGGCGTTAATCCGCGCTTGCTCGACTTTCATCCCCAGCTCGATATATCGGGCTTTACGATTTTCGATGAATGCCTGACGCCAATCCGGCACGCTCTCGGGCGTCGGCAAGAACGGGCGATTCTTTGCCTCATGGCAAAGCGTCAGCACCATCGATTCGACGTGCGCCGCCTGCTCGGATGGCGACTCAGGGGTTGCAACGCCAAGCCTCGCCAGTGCGTCAACAACGCGAGCCACAGTATCCCAGCAAAAGCCGAGCGCCTCGACCTTCGCGGCGGGCTGGGCGTGGGTGTAGAGGGCGCGGCGCTCGAACTCCGGCGGACACGGAGATTCGTATCCTTCCTTTGAAATCTCTCGCCAAGGATGCCCGTCACTCTTGAAGCGACTTTGATACGCCACCGGCACAGCGCCCGCCGCGATGGCGGATTCGATGCGGTTGGCCCATGTTTGCATGGCGCGGATGCCGGCAGCTTCTGGAAATGCGCGAATTTCTGTCAGCACATCGGCGACTGTTTCGGGCTTGCTCATGATTTGGGTCCTTTGTGGGTGGCGGCGCGGTGCCATAGTCGAACGGCAATCCACGCCCGGCCGTCATAGCAGATTCGTGCAAACGATCTTATGCACTTCGGTTTCTTGTTTCGCAGCCCGTTGATCTTCACGTCGCACCCTCCTGAGCGGGGCCGAGCTTGCCCAGCGCGGCGAGCAGGTCGTGGATCGCGACCCTTCGTGCCGGCGCATTATTTGCTGCATGAAGCGCATCCCTCGCCGCCAGCACTTCGGCCAGTAGCGCGGCGCCGGGGCTGGCTTGGATCATGGCTTCGTAAACATTTCTTGTGGTGTTGTAGCGCCTGCCTGCGTCGATTTGCTCTCCGTTTGGCTCAACCGGCACAAGCGCCCATCTTTCAGTGGTCATGGCGTCGATTCTCCAGTGGTGTTGTCTGTAGAACGCAGTCGGCTGGCAAATACGGCCACCTTTCGCCACCAGGGCGTGCGTAACCGCTCGATTTCTGCCTTCAGCCTGTAAACCTCCGCGTCTCGATTACGGATGGTCTGCCTCAGAGTGTCTTTTCTCGGCTGCTTCATCCTGCGCGGTAGGCGCGGGATCAGTTGGTCGGTGCTCATGGCGTTTCATCCAGTTTCTTGAGGTCGTAGTGCAGAACGATGTCTTGCAGCAATGCGCGAGCCCGAGACAGGTCGCGCGCCATTGCCCGGCGGTTGAGGAACGGGCAGGCCGGCACGTTCAGAGGAAAGACGCGCCGGTCCACGCTGGAGCGCCGGAACAGCCGCCAGCCGGTCAGCTTGCCGTCGGCGTCTACCTGCCGCGCGTAGGAGGTTGTGGCGCTCTTGGCGGGGCGCTTGGGCTTCGCGACCTTCACCGCTGCGTCTCCAGCCACCACGCGCCCAGCAGGCACGCTTCGGCGATGTCGGCGGACTTCTTGGTCTTCAGGTCCAAGGTCGGCCAGCGTTCGGCTGCCAGCGCGCGGGAGCGGTCCTTGTCGCTGTCGATCCGGAAGTGCCGCTTCCACACTGCAGGCTGGACGGTGGTGACTTCCCAGCCCCGGCCGATCAGCACGCCCTCGCACTGCCCGAAGAGGCGCATCAGCGTGCCCATCTGCGCAGACCCGCCGCGCTCTCTCTTGGGGCCGCGACCCTGCTGGTATTCGATCACGCCGATCAGTGCCGCGCCTGGGTGCGCCTGCGAGGCCAACCGCGCGAACGTCGCCAGTGCCTTCACGTCCAAGCTGTTCGCCGTGCCCTTGGCCGACTTCATTTCTCCAGTCGCCTTGTCCTTGCGCTGCCGCGTCACCGCGCGCGCCACAATCGGCAACCGCTGCACCATCTGCAGCTGGTCATCGTGGAACAGGGCCATCGCGCCGGTCGTTCCGGGGTCGATCGCCAGAATCACTCGCATCACCATGTTGTTCACCTCTCAGAATCGAAGCAGTTGGTCAACGGCGCGGTCCACCGTCTCTTGAGTGAAGCCCCTCGACGCGAGTACGCGGTCGATCAGCACTTGATTGCTCTCGCGGTAGAGCTTCGCGAAGTCCTCCGCGCTCATCTCGCCGACGGCGGTGCTTAGCGCGTCCACCGTCACCGATCCGTCCGCGTGGTAACGCTCGCGATAGAACCCGGACATGATCGTGACTTTCTTGCGGAAATTAGCGAAGTTCGGGCGAGGCACAATTCCGTTCGGCAGCGCCGGTTCCTCCCAATACTGAAACGCGAATTTGAGCAATTTGAACCAGCGGCGCCGCAGTTGGTTGTCGTCGCCGACGCGGATTTCGATCTCGACGGACTGCCCAAACCGGAGCAGCCTGCGAATGTCGGCAGCATCGCCCTCGTCGTCGATGTGGAACGTGCCGTCGTGATAGATGGCCTGGATCTTCACCTGTCGTCTCCTGCCCGCGCGGACGCGGTGTCTGCGCCGTAACCGCGACGCTTGCGTGTGGCCGGCTTGTCGTCCTCTGGAGGCTCGTCCAGCGGGTCATAGCTCTTGAAACGGTAGAACTGCAGCTCAGGGGACAGCTTCTCCCGCCCGCGCTTTCCGGCTCGGTTCTTGCCGACGATCAGCGACATCCACGACTTGCACGGATGCAGGAGCATCACCACGTCGGCGTCCTGTTCGATGGCGCCGGATTCGCGCAGGTCGGCCAGCGTCGGTTCCCGGCCGTCCTTCTCCAAACCGCGATTCAACTGCGATAGCACCATGAATGGCACGTCCAGCTCCTTCGCCAGATTCTTTACACCTCGCGACACTGCGGCGATGCCCTGCTCGCGCGACTCAAAGCCGGAGGTCTCGGCCAGCTGCAGGTAGTCCATCACGATCAGGCCAAGCCCGCCCTTGATCTTCTTGTGCATGCGGATCGCGCGGGCGCGCATCTCGCGCACGGTCAGGCCGGAGCTGTCGTCTATGGCGATCCGCATCTGTCGAATTCGCCGGACGCCTTCGCTCAACAGCGCCCACTCTTCCGAGGTCATATCGCCGGGGTCGTCCAGCTTCTCGCTGGCGATTCCCATCAGGATGCACGCCAGACGCTCTGTAAGCTCGTCTGCGGACATCTCCAGGCTGAAGAACGCGACAGCCTTGTCGTACTGCTCGGCCTGCCAGAGCGCGATCTGCAGCGCCAGCGCGGTCTTCCCGACCGACGGGCGAGCGCCAAGCACGATCATCTTGCCGCCCAGCCGCTTGCGGAACAGGCCGTTCACTTCCGGCCACGGTGTGAACACTTCGCGCGGCGCGGTGCTTTGCGAGTCGGCCAGCGTCCGCTCCCACAGCTTCTGCCCGTAGCCGGACACCATGCGCAGGCCACCGGATACCGAATGCTGGGAAACCGCGTTGAACCGGATCTGTGCGGCGTCGATCAGCTCGCCGACTTCCCGGCCGTCTGGCTGGAATGCGTCGTTCACCGTCTGCGTGCCAGCATCGATCAGCTGCCGCAAGATCGCCTTGTCGCGCACGATCTCGGCGTAGGCCACGATATTCGCTGCCGATGGCGTGGTGCTGGCCAGCTCGACCAGATAGGCGCCTCCGGCCACATGCTCGCCCAGCCCCTGCGACTCGAACCACTCGCCCAGCGTCACCGCGTCGTAAGGCTTCGGCGGGTCGGCCTCCGCCATCTCGGCGATTGCGCGGTAGATCAGCTGGTGGTCGCGCCGGTAAAAGTCCGCCTCAGACAGCTTGTCCGAAATCTTCGGCCACGCGTCCGGTGCCAGCATCAGCCCACCGAGGACCGCCATTTCCGCCTCGATCGACTGCGGCGGGATGCGCAGCTGCTCCACCCGGCTGTCCGTCATCTGGCGGTAGTCGATTGGGCCGCCCTGGTTGGCGTTGCGCTTGCGGGTCATGGCGATGACAACACGAAATGGCCCAGATCGCTGCGGCGCAGGACGGCGGCGTTCATATGCCCGTATGCGATCAGCGCGATAGGTGCGCCGCTGTTGTACGGCAGGCGCGATCCGTCGGCGCGATGGAAGTGCGGCCTGCCGCGTAGGAACAGCACGCCGGTAGCCACGCCCCACACGCTGCGGTAAAACATCGCGGTTTCCGTCCTTGCCGGCACCAGTGCGATTCCGTTGCCGTGTGCGGCCATGCGCTCCAGCCATGCCGCAGCTTCGCGACCGAATGGCGGGTTGCACCAGATGCGGCCGGACCATTCGACGGCCAGACCATCCTCCGGGAGTTCAATGTGGCGCGCGGCGGTCGGCCAAGGCCGGGGCGACGGCGCAGCGCAGGGGTCCAGATCGAAGGCACCGAGCGGCGCGAGGATCTCGCGAGGCGTCAGGTACGTGGTTGACTTGGCGCGTGCGGATTGGTGGCTGGAAAGGGTCACTTGCGATCCTCGTCGGGGAACTGCTTCGCCAGGATCATCCCGTCGGCCGAGAGCTTGAACCCGTTGCCGTCGGGCCACCAGAGCTTGCCCCAGCGTTTGCGGACGCTGTTGTCGAAGTGGGCCAGCCAGTCGCGCTGGGTCTTGCGCGCGCCCTGTCCGCCCTTGCCGTACTCGCGCACGAACCAGCACCAGCCGAGATAGACCATGTACTCGCTCAGGCCGACGCTCGCGGCCCAGCGGAACACCGGATGATCGTCCGGCAGCAGGTTGCTCGCATCCGGCTGCGCCGCGCACCACGCCGCGAACGTGCGCAGCGGCTGAACCTCCCGCCCCCGCTTCGTCGCCGCGTAGCGCGCCTTCATCGCGCGGATCAGCGTGTCGCCTCGGTCCTGCGCCCATGCGGTGCCGATGTCTGGATTCTCGTCGAGGAATGCCTCGAACTTTGCCAGCGCTGCGGCTGCTGCCGGCTCCGGTAACTGTAGCTCCCCGTCCATCTTGCCCCCTCGTCTTGTTGGTGTACCTGTTGAAACGCGGATCAGCGCCGAGACCGGCCAAACTTCCTGCGCAGCTCACCCATCAGCAGCCGCGCCATCTCGTCGGATATGCGGCGGACGATGTAGTCCTCCGGACCGTCACGCAGCGCACACTCGCTGATCGCGTAGCTGACGGGCTCGCCAGCCAGTTCGACGTGGAAATGCACCATGTAATCAGGCCTGCCGTTACCGTCTGTGATTCCAGTTCGCATGGTGCGCATCAGCACATCGCCGCCATCCACCGGACAGCGGAAGTAATCCGGCCGGTGCTTGTCGCTGAACTTCCATAGCGCCGGCTTCAGCCCAATGAAGTTGGTTCCGAGAATGCTGGCCACGTCCTTCAACTGTCCGCGCAGCTCTTCTATCCGCTGCGTCTGTGACCGCAGCAGCGCACGGTCCATCGCCATGCCGGTCTGCAGGTTGGTGATGGTCTGCTCACGCTGCGCGATCTCGGCACGCGCGCGGCGCTTCTGGTTCCTTCCGTAGCGGCGGCTCACAGCGTCCACCACAGCGCAACCACCACCGCCACGACCACCGCGAACGCGGCAACCTTGCGCCAGTCTCGGTCGGCGATGCGGCGGTTCTGGCGTACCTTGCGGGCGGTCATGGGGTGGCTCCCAGCTTCGACAGTTTTTCAAGCAGCTCGGTGTCGATGGAAAAGCCAGAGTCGCTGGCCCAATAAGAAGACCCCGACGTGCCAACAGTCTGGCGAACCCAGTTCGCAATCCACCAGTAATTGCCGTTTTTGTTTTTGATCAGCTCTGCCGTGCGCTTGCTTTCTTCGCCTTCAACACCGTAATCGGTATCTAGCAAATGCACGTTCTCCGCGCGGTCGTCGCTGCGCTCGCCAGGAGCGCCTTCCATCAGTACGGGCCATTCGTGGTGGCCGTTCGTCTCGGTCATGGCGTCGCTCCGGTGGCTGCTGCATCTTCCCAGCCTTCCGGGTTCGGTTCTTCGTCCTTGTCGCAGCATCCGCCGTTGTAGGTGTCGGACTCTTCGGTCCACTTGTGGCCGCAGTGCTCGCACTCATGCAGTGTGTCCCACTCGGTGCGAACGCTGTCCACGTCATCCACGTGCCGCTTGATTTCGGCCGCTATCGTTTCGCACGCACGCACATAGTCCGCATGTTCAAGTTTCGATATCGATCGCCACATTTTCGGATCGACTACGACGCGGTGATTGTCGGTTCTGGTCTTCTTCATCGTGCTGCCCTCGTGGTGTGTGTTATCAGTCAAACGCGGTTTCGGTCAGGGGGCGGCCAGCGGCTTCGGGTTTCTGATCGGCTGCATCGCCTTTCTGATGATTTCCAGTGCGTCCTCGTCGGTCGTGGCGACGTGCTTCACCGGCATAGCCGGCTTTCCGTCTACCGCTTTCGGCAGATCGATGATCCAGCCGTTCTCGACTGCGGTCAGGTGAATGGTCATTTGCATGGTGTTCTCCGGTTGGTACTGGTTGAACGGGGTGGGCGTCAAATACCGGCCACCGGCTTCTGGCGGCCATTCCGCCTCACCGCGTCGCCGCGCTTCCGGACCATCTCCGTGTCCCAGCTCGTGACGTGGAAGTCCCCGCAGTGCTGGCAGCGGTAGATGTTCTGCGGCGCCTGCGCCAGACCGGCGAACCGGCGCGGCACCCGGCCGAAGGTCTTCTTGGCGTCCGACGCGCGGCGGTAGCCGATCTTGCCGGTCTTCTCGCATTTGCGGGGTTTCATCGAGCCCCCTTGCGCATGGCGATGTATTTCTGACCTTCCGGAACGGGGTCGTTCCACTTCCAGCGATACATCCGCGCGCCTTTGTTGGTGTCCAGGGCCTTCCAGAATTTCTCTTCGTACTCGCCATTCAGGCGCTTCGCTTCGCTTCCCAGCATCCGCATCGTGCGCCCGGTGTTGTCGTCTCCGCGCATCAGCACGAAATCGTGCTCGGCGTTCAGCCAGTCGGCGCCGAGCTTGTTCCTGTACAGGAATTTCCTCCGGCCCATCAGCCCTGAGGTTTGCAGGCAATACTCGCGTCCGGGGATCAATTTCTGGGTTTTCATCTCAATTCCTCGTTTCGTTGCGAACAAAGAAGGTTTCTCACGCTCTTCCAAGAAAGACTCTATGAAGCAGGAAGTATCTGGTCTCTTTGTTGGATTCGCTTTGGTGAGGCAGCAGGAAGCATCCCAAGGCTAGCCTGAGAAACTGTCCTGCTGGGGCTTCGCTTCGGAGCCGTCATGCAGATGAGTACCTTGTCGCCCCGCGCGTCGCACTCACTCCGACTCGCCGTTCTGTCTCAGGGGCTATCCCACAGTGGAACGCTGTCCACGCGCACGGCTGCTCGTTACCCGACCCTGTGCGGTGGGCCAAGCGTCAGCGGAGGGGATGGGGTATTGCAGACGGGCCGACTTGTGTATCATCGGAACCGCACCACCGCTGAAGACTCGACCCCTCCAGCATGCCTGTCCCCTCAGGCACCGTCAACAGGTTGCCCTGCCTGCTGACACCGAGGCCCCCGGTGAACTCTCCCGGGGGCCTTTTCTTTGCCTGTTGACGCCGGACAGCAACCGGAAGATCATCCCCTCGCCCCTTACCCGGAAGTCATGAGCCGGGGACATGCCGAACCAAGCGGTCGGGGCAGTCCTTAACTTGGCGCACTTGGAGCAACGCATGAAACCGAAGAACCATCCAGAGCTGACCGCAGAGCGCTTGCGTGAAGTGCTGTCCTATGACTCCGAGACCGGCGTGTTTTGCTGGCTGAAACCTCTGCGCAACGGCACCACTGGCGCGCTTGCCGGAGGTTTCAGGGCCGACGGCTATCTCGTGATCGGTATGCACGGCAAGACGTACCGCGCCCACCGCCTCGCGTGGCTGTTTGTGCATGGCTGCTGGCCTGTTGCCGATATCGACCACATCAACGGCGACCGCGCTGACAATAGGATGGGTAACCTGCGGGCCGCGTCGCGCGCCGAAAACCAGCAGAACCGCACGCTTGACGTGAAAAACACCTCAGGCTTCCATGGCGTGTCCAGATACGCCGGCGGCAAGAAGTGGCGGGCGCGGATACAGGTTGATGGGGTCGAGCAGCACCTTGGCACGTTCGAATCGCCAGAGGATGCAGAAGAGGCATACCTTGCGGCAAAAGCTGCCCTGCACACATTCCAGCCGACTCCTCGATAACGCCGTTCGTCGGCTCGCTGTCCGCTTTTCCGTGAACCTGCGTTTTACTTGGCATAGGGCAACACATTCACCCCGCAACGGGGTCAACAGGGCAAGGGCAACCATGAACACCGAAGCAATCCACATCCGGCCGTGGAAAAACGGCAAATGGATCGTCTCTGCCACTCGGCAGAGCGTTCTCGAAGGCTCCAAGGCGATGACCTACACGGCCGACTCAATCGACGAGCTGCTAGCGCTTGTACGCAAAATCGCAGGCGGTGAGGCATGAACAACCAGACCACCACCCAGGCGCAAGCCACCGAAGACGACGATTGCTGCCCGGACGGCTGCGACATGCGCGTATGCGACGACTCGTTCGACCATGCGTTCGGCGTGCACCGCGTGCCGCTGTACCTCCAGTGCAACGTGTGCAACCGCACCGAGTCGATGCCGGAGCGTGAGCTGTGAGCGCGCCCGTGTGGAAGGTCAACGTACACGGTCAGCGGTGCGGTCGTAGCTGGGAAATCTCGGTCGTTCGCAACGATGATGCGCATGGGAAAAAGTCGTGGGGCTGGTTCAGCGAAACCAAGTACCGCGTAAGCGACAACGGCGGACCTTACGCCCATGCGATCTGCGGCTTTGTCTGGGATCAGCAGATCGCCATAGCGAACGAACTGTGCCGGCGCCTCAATGCCGGCGAAGACATCAACAAGGGAGAAGGCCAATGACCCGCGCAGACAAAGTGCTGGCCCAAGTCGCGGCCGGGATGCAGGACTACTACGCCGTTCGCGAAGTGCTCGCCGATTCAGTCAAGAAGTCTCTGGTCGAAGGCGACGAGAGTCATATCCTGATCGACATCGCGAGCGCCATCAGCGAGGCCAACCAGCCGGGAGTATCGCCCGCGCACTGGGAGACCGTCGGAACGCGCCTGCTGCACACGCTCGAACGCCACGCCCGCGCTGCGCTCACTGAGGCGGCAGAGAGTGACATCGAACAGGACGATGAAGAATCTGGAGAATAGCTGGCCGGTTTTCCGGGCGGCCTGCGTTTTATCCAGTAGCGAACGAAATACCACCCGTGCAAAGGTGCCCCGGCCTGACTGCGGCGGCATCCACCCCAGCAACCACACGCCCCGGCCGCAGCGGGGCGAGCATTATCCACGAGGGCGACATGGCTAAGCGCAAGACTCACCCGAAGATCTACAGTGTCAAGACGTTCCGAATGTGGTGTTCGGAGGAGGGCGGCACGTACCGGAAATACACGGTAGCGGCCAACAACCGGGCGCAAGCACGCGTGGCGTGCGAACTGTACAACGACGAAAAAGTGCTGTCGATTGATCTGCTCGGCCGGTACATCAGCGAAGGAAAAACATGGAGACCGCAGTAATGACCACCGAACAACAGACCGTCATGACGGCGACGCAGCCGGAGACCACTGCACTGACACCGATCGATATGGTCGCGCGCGCAGCAGCGGACCCCAACGTAGACGCCGACAAGATGGGCAAGCTCTACGACATCGCCGACCGGCACCAGCGCCGCGAGGCCGAGATCGCGTTCAACATCGCAATGACCGGCGTGCAGTCGGAAGTCCGGACCATCGTGAAGAACCGGCCGAACACGCAGACCGGCAGCGACTACGCGAACATCGACGCGATCCTGCGCGTCCTGCGGCCCTGCTACACGAAGCACGGCTTCAGCGCATCGTTCTCCACGGTCCCGCCGATCATCGAGGGCACCATCCGCGCGCGCTGCATCCTGCGGCACAACCAGGGTCACAGCGAGGAGCATTTCTACGACTCGCCGCTCGACATCGCCGGCATCAACGGAACGAAGAACAAGACGCCGACGCACGCCACCGCATCATCGGCCAGCTACGCCCAGCGCATCCTGACGGTCATGATGTTCAACCTGTCCACCGGCTACGACGATGACGGCAACGCTGCCGGCGGGCTGATCCTCATGCCGGCTGAAGAGAAGGCGAACAGCTGGATCGCGCGCGCGAACAAGGTCGAGACCCCGCAGGCGTACAAGGACGAGCGCGCTGCAATGCTGGAAGCCTACGGCGCAGCCAGCGGCGACAAGGGCAAGGACACCGCAGCAGCCAACAAGATCCCCGGCAGCGTCAAGCAGGCGTTTGCAGAGGCCAAGAACGCGGTCATGCCGAAGGACGAAGCCCCGGCTTCCGGAGCAGCCAAGCCGTGATCATCGTCACCCGCGAACAGCGCACGCCGGAGTGGGTAGCCGCAAAGCGCGGCATGCCGTCCGCAAGCGAGATGGGCGGAATCATTCAGCCGGTTCTTCTGGGATATGCAAAGCCGGCAGCGAAGACATACATCAATCGGCTGATCGACGAAGTGAATCGGCCGGAAGCGTATGGCGTCGATTCTTGGGACGGAAACAGGCATACCCGCCGAGGAACGATGACCGAGCCGGAGACCATCGGTATCTACGCCTTTGACCGCGACGTGCGTGTGGAATCGATCGGGTTCGTCCTGTCAGACTGCCGCCGGTTCGGCTGCTCACCGGATGGGCTGGTTGGTGCCGATGGCATGGTCGAAGCCAAGGCGCCGGACGGGCACACGTTCGTCAAGTGGTTCCTCGAACACGCCGAGACCGGCGACGTTCCGAGCGAGCACAAGGCCCAAGTCCACGGCTCGCTGATCGTCACCGGCCGCGCGTGGTGCGACTTCCTCGCGTACTGCCCGGGCTACGATCCTCTGGTGATCCGCGTCACCCCCAACGGCTTCACCGACCGGCTGCGCGAGCATCTGGACTCCTTCCACACCCACTACACCACCGCGCTCAAGACGTTCGGACTCGAACACCCTGGCGCACAACTGGAGCCATGCCAATGAGTCACCGCCCGAAGCGCACAAACCTGAGAACCCACACATACACCGATGTCGCCGACTTCGTACGCACCGCCATGCGCGGCGAGCCCGGAAACTTCGGCGTGTACGTGGCCGATTGCGGCACGACCAATGTCTGCAGGCTCAAGCACCCGCAGCACAACCCGCGTCCATTGGACGAGCTGGTCGGCGTGTTCACGCAGCAGACGCAGATCAACGTGATCGAGGATTGCCTGTTGGCGCGTAAGCGCGAGCTGTCGCAGCTGAAGGTGGCGGCGTGAGGGGGAAGCTCCACACCTTTGATGAGCAGCAGATGACGGTCGCTCAGATCCGCATCCTGCTGCCTGAGTACACCTGCGCAAGCATCCGCGACCACCTTGCACGCGGGCGGACCACCACGGCACTGATTCGCGGCTACCGGCACACAGCGCCAAAGCCCGGGCGCGCTTCGATGTGTTTCCGGTACGGCCGGAAGATTCCGAATGCGATGGGCGGACCTCCGCCGATGAAGCCGACACCCGTTACCTGACCACCCTGCGGCCCAGCCGCCCGTACTCGCCGGCCGCGAGGTATGACGAGGAACCTATGCCCACGAAAACCCGCACCACCAAGAAGCCCGCCAAGGCGACGCGCAAGCCGCGTCAAGCCAAACCCACAGCAGATGAAGCAATCGCCGAGCTTGGCCGAAGGGCAAATAACGCCGCCAAGCCGAAGCGTTACGTCCGCGTAGCCGTGAAGGCTGGCAAGGCGACCCTGCAAGAAAGCGATCACCCCAATCGTGGGTTCAAGCCGAAGCGCCAGCCGAAGCCCACCGCCGAGGACATCGGCCGCAGCATCGGCGACGCACTGGGGCGCCGGCTGGAAGACCTGCTGTCCAAGCCCAAGCCCGGTGCTGCAATGTCCGGCAGGGCAGGCTTCGATGCCGTTAGCGCCTGGACCGTCGAAAATCTTGGCGACGGCGTGACCGGCTACCGCGCAAACTACGCCGAGCAGGCTGTGGCCGTTCGCCAGAGCGCGCTCGGCAACGCCATCGACCGCCTGAGCGCTGCCATCAGTGCCGCCGAAGTGCTGACCGACAACACGCACGTCAGGCTGCAGGACGTTCTCGGTCCGCCGGTTCCCACTGCCGGCGGCAACCCAAGCAACCCGACCAGCAACGACAGCCCGCTCACGTGTGCAATCAACGACTTCGCAGATCGCATCTACGCCGACAGCCGTCGCCGTAACGACATCCTCCAACGACTGGAACTCTGACCATGACGAAGACCGACCCCAACGAAGAGCCGCTGGATGGCACGCGCGGCAAGAAGAAAACCCCGAGCGCGCGTCAGATCCTCGACGCGCAGATGTTCACCGTCGAAAACCACGAGGCGAAATACCTGAACTACAACCCGCGCCCGGAAAAGCACGGCGAGGAAGATGTCCCGGCCGCCGACCTGAAGTTCGAGCTGATCGGCCCGCACAGCATGATCGAATGCTTCGGCGAAGGCCTGCGCGAGTTCCTGTTCCGCGAACCGGGCGTCGGCGAAGACGCGCAGACGACTCTCGACCTCGGCGGCGACAAGCGTACGAAGGTTCGGTACCGCGAATGTCCGACGGTTCCGTGGGATGCCGAATTCCCCGGGTATGTCGTGTCCATTTCGACCGGGCTCGACACTGGCGAATCGCTGACCTTCAAGGGCGCAAAGCTCAAGTCGTTCAAGTTCCAAGCGATGGACGGCGGCGCGGTGAAGGTCACGCTGTCGGCGGCCGTGTATCCCGACGAGGCGCAGTCCGGCAAGCTGTTCGTGTGGCAGAAGAAGACGCTGGTGCTGACGCTGCAACGGCCCAAGGCTGCGAGCGAGCAGAAGACGTTGAACTGATACGGCATCGCGCGAACCGAGAAGCCCCGGGCAGCGCCGGGGCTTTTTTTCGTTACAGACCGCCACCGCCGGTCCGATCCAATTCGACAGCTACGAGGATCGACTCGGAATAGGTGCCGTCGGACACGGTGCATCTCGCGGTCGCGGAGTGCGTGCTGCCGATGATGGCGGAAGTTTTCCTAAAGGCTGACGATGCCGACGACGGCGACAGCGCGGTGATCCCGCTGGGGTTCGAAGTGAAGTCCCAGGCGTAGGTCTTGGCCGCGCCGGAACCGCCTGTTGCGGTGATCGTCACCGCATTCGAGTCGATGGTGCTGGTCGTCGATGTTCCGGTCGCGTCGCCGCTCTTGGACAGCACCAGCGGGGTCGCGAGCGTTTCGACCCACGTACCGCCGGAGCGCCGCTTGATCGAGGTGATGGCGACCATCGCGCCGGCAGAGCGCCGCTTCGGCGCCGTCACGTCCACCCATGCTCCGCCGGACCTGCGCTTCACTGCCATGTCAGGTCAGCCAGAGATCGCCGTCAGCAGCCGCAGCGCCGGGGTCAGACCCACCGACCCAGATTCTCGGCTGACGCGTCGTGGTCGTTGAGTTCGCTGCAGCGCGATAGAACTCGCTGGCCGCTACGGGGAGCGTCATGTGTCCCGAGGTGCGCGCGACGCTCCATACGTTTAATCCACCGTTGCCGGAGTAGAGGTGAAAGGAGTTTCCGTCCGCGTAGAGCGTCCACGAGTCGGTGCCGTTCGTGCGGTCATACGCGGTGAAGCCGCTGGATGCGCTGGTGCTGGTGAACAGGCCCGCCAGCGTGCCGGTGAAGGTGGCGCCGGCCGGGCCCGTGGCACCTGCTGGGCCTGTCGCTCCCGTAGAACCGGTGGCCCCAGTCGCTCCCGTTGGCCCTGCCGGCCCCGTTGGACCTGCGGGACCTGTCGGGCCTGCTGGCCCAGTTGCTCCGGTAGGACCTGTAGGGCCGGCCGCTCCATCGGCGCCGGCCTTCGCTGCTACGCCGCTGCCAGAGGTCTCCAGCGCCGCGACCTTGTCCTGCAGCGCGGCAATGGCTGCTTCCGTCGGCCCGGTGTCGATCGTGTCGTAACCCATGCCGCCAGTGCGGGGGACGCGGTAGCGGGTCACTTGCCGGCCGCTCGCGCTGCGTCCGCGTTTTCCTTGCGCACTGCCGAGCGACACGATCGCTCGCTGGTGTCCTTGACGATCTCGTTCCGGTACAGGCCGATCACCGCGCGGAACGCAGCCTCCAGCCCCGGGTGCTCATCAGGGATTGGCGGGATCGGTTCCGGCGGGGTCTGGTCGCACACCGATTCCGAGCGCGGCGTTAGCGTCGTCGCGGGCTTCCCGAAGCTCGCGCAGGATGGCAGGGTCAACAGCGCGGCAAGCGCCAGGGACAACGACAGTGCGGATGCGTTCGGAGCTTTCATTGGTGGCGCCTCGGTTCTCGTTCATGGCTGCGGCGGTTGCGGTAGCCGCTGCGGTGGCGATGGCTTCGATGTTCGCGTCTCGGTCGTCTTCGGCGGCTTCAACCTTGACGGCGGCCCGGCCCTTCTCGGCTTCGCAGGCGTCCGACGCGGCAACATTGCCGCGCCAGTACCCGCCGCCGAATGCGCCGACGAGCGCGAGCATACCGGCGAGGATCAGATACGGGTTCACTTCGAGACCCCGGTCGTGGTCTTCCAGCGGAGCAGGTTCACCGCGACGCCGAGACCGATGATGATCGCAGGTCCGTACTTGCCGAACGCCTGCAGCGCCATCTGACGCTCGGCGGCGAGGACGTCCAGCACGATGCCGCCAACGATGGCCGACGACCCCAGCCAGAGCATGCGGGACTTCCACCAGCGCTTGACCGCAACCAGCGGGGAACCTGCACGCGCAGCAAGATAGCCGCGCCGGTAGCCTTCCGCCCAATACCACGCTTCGAGCGACTGGCCGGGCAAGCGCTCGACAGGCGGCGGGGGCGGCGGGGGCGGCGGTGGGGAGATGATGACGACTCCGCTCATGGCGTTTTTTCCTCTTCGGTAATGGCCTTGTTTGCTTCGACAGTCTTCGAGACCAGTTCGCGCAGGCCGGGGACGCTCTGGTAGAGCGCATTCTGTTGATGCCCGTGATCCTTGACCGTGATCCAGATCAGCATGAACCCGACGGTCAGAAAGAACGTCGCGACCAGTTGAACCAGCGCGCACGTCACGACCAGCCAGATACCACGCTCGCCGCTGGTCGGCGGCTGCATGACCATCTGCGTCATGCCCTGCGGAGCCTTCGACTGCGCGATGACCAACCGGGTCAGCTGCTGCAGAAGATCCTTTCCTTCCTGGGTTTCGATGCTCACGGCAGCACCGCCTTGGCGATGATCTCCATCGTGCCCGCGATGCCCTTGATGGCCAGCAGGACGATCAAGGCGACCACGACCACGGCCGCCTTGCCCAGTTTCGCCGGCTGCATAAAGGGGCTGCCCTCCAGCTTTGCAAGGCGATCAGTCAGCGCGCGGACCGCTTGCGCGAGATCGCTGGTCGCATCCCGCTGCTCTTCCATCGCAAGCCGGTGCTCCTGCTGCATTCGGTTGTGATCCTCCTGGGCTTTCGCGAGGTGTGCCACCTGTTGAACCAGGCCTCCGTAATGGATTGGGTCGATCGACATGTCGTTCTCGCTCATGGTTGTTCGTCCGTACTGCGGTCTGCGGTGCCGAAGCCAAACGCTCCGGCGACCCCGTTTTCTTCCTCTACTGCTTTCTCTTCGTCCGATTTCCGATACTGCGATGCTGCGCCCAGGACATTAAACAGGTTGACCGCCGTGCCGCGCGCCATACCGTGGGCTTCCATCACGTCCACGACGCTGCCGACCGACATCGGGACGACGAGCTGCATCGTCGCCTTGACCGGCGAGATGGGCTGGTTGTTGTAGTCCTTTCCGGTGATGACGTTGAAGCCCCACCCGACGACGGGGGAGAACTTCGACCGGGTGAAGTCCCAGATCACCTTCGCCGAATCGCGCCCACCGTACTTGGGTTTGCCGAGCCTGTAGTCGTCACCCGCAGACTCGACATAATCGGACAGCCGGCCATCCGCGCGAAGCGCCTTGAGCCCGCCATCGCGATCGCTGCGCGGGACTCCTTCGCCCGCCATGGCTGCGGCATCCGATGCAGAGACATCCCCGCGTGTCTCGCCAGAGAGCGTGCGCGCGCTGAATACCGTGACCTGCGCCAGCCCGCCGAGCGGGTCGATGAAGGTGTCGCCGATGCGGATTTTTCCGAATGCGGACGAACGCGGGTCCAACTCGATCATCTTTGTCTCGTCGTCCTCGTCGCGCATCATCGCGGCCAGCGTGATGAACACGGATACGCCGATCAGGAAACGGGCGTATTCCTGCGCGATCAACTTCTGCGTCCGAACGCTGCCGCCGAAAGAACTGAACCCGGTGGCCGGTGCGGCGAGAAGCTGGAAACGACTCAAAACCAGTCGCGGCGCGAAGAAAGCTGCGGTCATCGCTTCGCCGGGCTGCTTGCCGAAGAAGTCGCCGCGACCAGTGGCGACGTTGATGTATTTGCCGAGCGCCTTGATTTCCTCTTTTGTCGGATTCTCAGGGTTGCGCACCAGCGCGTTGAGCATGGCGTCGAAGCTGTCCGCGCGCAGGCGGTTGAGAAAGGACGTGTACGCCCGTCCGGAACCACGGACACCTCCGCCGAGAATGGCGAACGGCACCTTGGCGCCGGCCTTGAATGCCTTTCCACTCTGCCAGTCGATCCTGATGTCTTCGAAGGATGCCATTTTCTCAATCCACCGCGACGCAAACGTCTCCTCAACGCGCGTCAGTGCATCGCCACCGATCCCGGTGAACTGCAATCCTGCCCGCTGATAAAGCGGGGCGTTCTTGCGAGCCTGGATATTTTGCCTCTGGTCAAAATCGGCCTGCTCCGAAAATAGCGCATGGAGCATATCCGGGACCGCCTTTGCGCCACGAACAGGGTGTCCAAAGGCAATGAATCCGCCCTGACGGAACACGGCTGACAGATCGAGCGCGGTCATTATGGCGCGGCTGAAATTGATGCCGGCATAGGTCTCGCCCCACAGTTTTCCCAGCGGCGTGCGCTGCGCGAATTCGGCCGCAACGGCGTACTGATGGAACCGGGTCTTGGTCTTCTCCAACTCGAATCGGATGCGCTCGGTCCTTTCCGACAGCGGGCGCTCGACCTTCTCACGCTTGGCGAAGTCGCCGGCAGCGATGCGTTCCTCAAGCTCGGTGATCCGGCGCTGGAAGTCGCGCGCTCGGGTGTCCTGATAGCGGGTCTCCGGGTCTGGCTTCTGCGCGTCGCGGAGCTGCTTCCGGAGATCCTTCAATTCGGCCTGCGCCTCGGTCAGCGTGCGCGCCTGAGATTCTGACTGCACGAACAGGGTCCGCACGTCGGCGTCGTCCATGTCCAACGCTTGCGCGGTCGCGGAGATGATGGCGTCCTCGCCGCGCATACCCTCGGCCACCACGGCACGCACAACGCGCTTCACGTCGCGCGGGCGGCGCTGGTCTGCGATGGCCTCCACGGCTTCCGCCACGGTCTCCGGCCCCTTTGCCACGCGATCCGCCTGCGCCTGCGATGCCTTGAAGGCGTCCGGGAGCATGCTGCGGTAGCGGTTTGCAGCCGGGCCGAGATCGCCCTCCATCCGCTTCGTCCACTCGGATTCCGTGCGCGCGCCGTCGGCGTAGTGGAATGCGCCCATGCGCGCGAGGTGGAAGAACGCGACCGGATCGGCACCAGCGGGGGCGGCGTCATCGCCTTCCGGGATGCTGCGCTGGGGCTTGAACTTCTCGTGGATCGAATAGTCGCCGTCCGCCGTCGGATTCATGTCCTCGCGAACGTCGAAAATCTCGGAGATGAAGGCGCCGGCCTTGCCTTTGCTGTGGCCGACGACAGCATCGTAGCCCGCGTTTCGGACGGCATGCGCGACGACGTTCTCCTGCAGGGCGTAGGGGAGCTGGTTGCCCGTCTTGGACGCCTGCACGATCTCGTAGGCCAAGCCGCTGTAGGCGCCATAGCTTTCGAGGAAGTCCTTGATCTTGCCGATGTCCTGCTGTCGGCCATAGCTGATAACGCGAAGCGCGGCATCGCGCATCTTCTGGTAGGCGCCCTTCCCGAGCAGAAGGTCGTATGCAGCCTCCGGGGCCTTTCCGCCGGTGCCGCCTTTGACGAATAGGGGGCGCTTCAGCAGGGTCCGGCCTTCGATCTTCTCGGTGCCGCCGTAGCCGCTTTTGCCGCCCTTGTAGTGTTTGATGTTGGCGCTGCCGGCGGGCAGGTAGAACACGCCGGTGCGGATTGCCGTGTCGCCTGACTGCTCTTCCTTCTGGAACCGGATCAGGTCGATTTCCAGCCCGTCGCGCGTGACCGTGGCGCCATTGGTGTTCGCCACCGCTTCCTGAAACAGCGGGTCGGCGGGAATGCTGGTCTGTACGGCGAGGCCGCGCGCAACATCGACGGGGATACTGCGCTGCGCCCCTACTGCGGGCGGGTCACCTTCACGGCGACCACCCGGCCGCGCGGCAGAGTCGCGGATGCGTCGAGACGGCCCATCTGCTCGCGGGAGTTCGCGGATGCCGGCGGCGAGCCGGTCGGCTTTTTGCTGGTTGAGGGCGTCGTCGGCTGCGTCATAGTTGTCTCCGGTGCCATAGGAAAGTCCGATCCCCTGGTAGGTGTAGTAACGGGTCTGGCCGTCGTTGCCGGTCACGTCCAGATCGACTTCCAGCTTGTCGAGAGCGGACTGAATTTTGGCCATCATTCGGTCCGCATCGGCCTGAGTCTTGAACCGGCCAGCGAATTCATCGCCGGCACCGCTCAGGCGGTAGAAGCGTACGCCGTTGGTCTCCGCTCGCGCCAGCTCGTTCGCCAGCGCCTTCAGCACGGCGTCGCCCGCGCTGTGGCTCACCTGATCGTTGAGCATCTTCAGGCCGTCCATGTCCATGGAGGCCACGCCCTGCCAGCCCAGCTTCTCGTCTTCGTCGAAGGCGCGCTGGTTGCGGATGCCGGTCTTGTAGTCGGTGCGGAGAGCGGTCTCCAGTTCGCGGATGCGGTCGGCGTCAGCAGACCCGACAGGCTTGCGGGCATCCGACACCATCCGGTCCAGACCCTTGCGCGCGAACGCGGCGAAGTCGGCCGGCTTCAGCACCGGGCGGGACACCCCGATCTTCTCCAGCGCGCGGAACACCGCCGAAGTCGCGGCCCAGCGCCGGAACGCTGAGAACAGGCTGCGGACGAATTCGGTCACCTTCGGAGCCGGTGCGGCTGCGTTGGTCGCCTCCTCCACCATGTACGCGATGCGCTCGTCGTCGAGGCGCTGGCCGGTCTCAGGCTGCACCTTCTGGTGCTTCTCCAGACGCCTCTTCGCCTTCAGCGCCAGCGGGTCGCCAGCAGCCTCCAGCGCGTCCAGATCGCGGAGCGCGTTCTCGTAGCCCTGCTCGCCCAGCACGTCCAGCATGTTCGCGTGCGAGACCTCGTGCAGCAGCACGCCCAGCGCGTTCTCCGGGGAGACGTTGCCGATGCCGATGCGCGTGCCGTCCCACGTCCCGCCGCTGCGCTCATCCAGCACCAGCACACCGGCACGCTCCAGCCGCGCCACGACGCCACGGCCCAGCCGGTCGGCCAGAGCGGCGCGCGCTTGGCCCGGGGCGCCGGCATTGGCGCCGACGGACTGCTGACCGCTGCGCACCGATGACATCGCCGACAGGGCAGCCTTCGATTCCATTGCAGCCGCACGGCGCTCTGCCAGCGTGGCGTTCTTGCCTGGGGCCTGCTTCATGAGGCGGGCCAGCATCTCGGCCACCTGCGCGCTCGCCTGCTGGCTCTCCACGGCGTCCAACTTGCGCTGCAGCGTGGCGACCTTGTCGGCCAGCTCCTTGATCTCGGCTTGCTCGGCGGGCTTGAGGTCGCGATTGACGACCATGCGCAGCTTCTGCTCCAGCGCGGACAGGCTGTAGTCCTCGGCGATCATGCGCCGACGGAACTGAAGCAGTCGCCCGCCTTCAGTGCCGATACGATCTGCAGCCATATCGACTTCGATGATCTGCTGCACCGCATCGTCGTACTCGCGGCGTGCGATGGCGCGGGCTTCCTCGGACACGTTCGGCGACTGCGCACGCTCGGCGGCGGCGTCACGACGCTTGCGCAGGTCAACCTTGTGCACCAGCAGCACCGCCTCGTCCTTCAGCCCCACCGGACCACCTTCGGCCAAGCGTGAAGCGGTCTCGCGGCCGATGCTCGGGGTCTCGCGGATCGCGCGTACCGCTTCGTCCACGGTCTCCCGGTTGCCCTTGCGGGCTGCGCGGATGATCGGGTCGCGGCCCTCGGCGACGCGCTCGGCGTCGGTGACGGCGTTCTTCAGGCTGGTTGTGCGCTCCGGTGCGGCGGGCGACGCGGGCTCGCGCTGGGACTCGGCGCGCGGCGATACGGGGATTCCCGTATCGGTCGCACCGGAAACTGACGCTGTTTCTGCCTGATCCACGCGTTGCGCAGGCATTTGGATCGCGTCGGCTTCCGCCATCGGATTTCCGATATTGGCGGGTGGTGCTGAAGGCTGTCCCGATCGCGCACGTTGGCCGACGATCGGCGCGTTCTGTGCCGAACGATCGCCGACGTTCTCGCCATTCGGGGTGGTGCCGTCGTTCGTTTCGATCGGGGCGCTGGGTGCTTGCACCGGTATGGATGGCGTAGCGGCAGCGGCCGGAGGACTCGCCACCGATTGCGGCGCGGAGTTTTCCTTGACGGACGGCGCGCGGAAGGTCTCGGCCTGCGGCGTGCCGAGCATCGGATTGATCTCGCGGGCGACTTCGAACAGGCCGGCGTCGCTGTCGGTGTTCTCCAGCCGGGTCCGCAGGCGCTGGGCCTGATCGGCAGCCGTGCGCGCGGCGCGGTGGCGCTCCAGAGTGGCGGCGATCTCGGTGCGGCGTGCGTCGGCCGTGGCGCGCTCTTCCGGAGACAGGCGCGCTTCCAGCGGCTGCACGATGCCCTCGCGCTTGGCGCGGTCCTGCTCTCGCAGCAGGTCGTCCAGCTCCTGCCGCTCGGTGTTCAGCGCGGAGACTTCGGTCTCGTCGATCTGGCCGGCGGCGGTGTCGTCCAGCGCGGCCAGTCGGTCGTCGATCGATCGCGTCGCGGCGGCCATGTCCAGCGCACGAGGGGGGGTAGGTTCCGCATTTTGGGTGGGTAGGTTCTGCGGAATTGGTGGGGAGGTTTCACCCGCAGCCGGGGTCGGTTCCTGTTTTTCGACCGGAACTGCGGGGGTCGGCGGCGCGGCCGGGGCGTCACCCTGACGAGGGGAGGCGTTACCCTCGGCCGCGACCGCCGGTAGGGTGGGAGGCGGGGTTACGAGATCGGCAAGGCCGGCCGGTACGGCCGGCTGCTGGCCACGGTTCGCCATGTATTCGGTGCCGGCGACAGTGCCGCCCTGGGTCGCGCCGACCAGCGCGGAGAGAATTCCGGCCTCTGCTGCGTTCGCTGCGTTGATCGGGCGGCCCTGCGCGATGTCGCCGATGGCTGACGTTCCAGCCTCTTCGACAGGCTCCGCGATCATGTCGGGAACCGCGCCGCGCAGGATCGCGGACAGGATACTGCTCGCGCCCGTGCCCTGAGTGGCGGCCAGACCTTCGCCCAGGCCGCCGGTCGCCATCGTCAGCGGAGCGGCCAGTGACATCGCGGTGTTGGCTGCGGCTTGCGCCTGCTCGGGCGTTGCACCTTCGGCGAGCGCATCCATACGAGCCTGCTCGGCGATACCAGGGGCAACCATGCCGGCGTTCGCCGTGCCGTAGCCCAGCATGGATGCAAGTTTCGGGGCGTTCGGAAGGATGTTCTGCGCGGCCGTCTTGAGCCCGCCGCCAGTGGCGACCATCTGCGGGATCTGCGGCAGCGACTGCATGATCGTACCGACCAGCGATTCGCCCGTCGGTAGGTTGAATCCGTCGATGCCGCCCTGTTCGTCGCGCTGCACGATCGGCGATGCCTGCTCGGCGCGGTAGGCCGCCGGCTTGTAGGCTTCCAGCGTTTGGCGCGATTCCTCGAACGCCTGCTTTCCGGTAGGCGTCAGCAGCGACTCGCCACCCGTAGCCCAGCCAATCAGGTCGAGCAACGACTCCGGTGCGCGCGTGAGGCCTTGCACAAGATCGATGCCTGCACCGCCTGCGAACTCGCCGAGCGTCGTATCTCGCGCGCCGTCTCCGCCAACCCAGCCATCAGCCGTCCAGCGGCGAGGCATGCCGCGCTTGTCGGTGTAGATGCGGCCCGGCTCGCGGTCTTGTGCGGACTGCGGAATGTCGCCGTTGCCCGACATGGTGATCGGCATCGGAAGCACCGGCAGCCCATCCATCGGCTCCATCCCGCCAACGGCCGTCTGCACGTTGGAGAAGTCAGGCGCGTCGAACTCCGCGAATGGGTTGGGCCCGGTGGCAATATCGGCAAGGCTTGGCGCGGGTGCGGCGTCGAATTCTGCGAAGGGGTTCGCTGCCGGGGCACCTTGCGCGCCACCGCCTCCACCACCGCCAGACCCGCCGCGCGGTCGCGTAATGTGAAGGTGTGGCCCGCTCCATACCGCCTGCCCGCGTGGGCGCGAACGCTCGTCGCGTACCTCATAGCCAGCGGCCAGCAGTTGAGCCTTGATCGTTTCCTGCTGCTCAGGCGTCTCTCGGCCCATGCCGACATCGACCGCCCCGCCGCTGTAGTGCGCGCTGCCGACGTTGTGCCGGCCGCCATTGGTCGAAGTGATCCGCCCGCCATGCGGCTCGATGACGCTGCGAACGTCGTCGTAGAACGTACCTACAGCCGGCGCACGGTTGCTCTTGCGCGGCGCTGGCGCAGCTGCAGGAGGGCCGAATTCCTCGAATGCGTTCGCCATCACTGGCCGCCAAGCGCGCGAGCTGCAGACCCAGGGCCATACCATTCATCGAACTGCGCGCGCAGATTCGGGTTCGCCCGCAGCTTCTGGATTGCCCCCGCTGGCGGTTCGCGCATCGGCGCGGGCGGGCTGCGGGTCATGCTTGCCGGGTTAGTCGGGTCGATGATGATCGGCACCTTCCGGGTTTCCGGGTTCTGCCGGACAAACCACGCGCGGGCGTCTTCGCTGATATTCCCCGTTCCGCCCATCGAAGAGCGGTCTGCGAGGAATTTCTGGTAGCTGGCCGCATCGAAGACGCGAGGCGTTCCCGGTGGAGACCGTGGCGGCGCGACCTTGAACATCTCCATCACGTCGGGGGTCAGCGTGTTGGAAGCTGCGCCGCCAGTGCGACCGCCCCCGCCAGATGCCCGGCTGTTCGGGTCCGTCCTGTTCCGCAGTGCTACATCAGCCATGGACTCCGCTGCCGAAGCATCGCGCGCACGCCCCAGCGCTTGGGTCGCCACGATGTCCGCCAACCCCATCGGCGTTGTCTGCACGGTCTGGTCCGGTGTGTCGTAGGCATTGAACATCGTCTTATCTACGATGCTGGTCTGCGGGCGCGGGTCGCCCTTTATGACGGACAGGATGTTGTTCATCCCCGTGACGTTTCCATCTCGCGCAAGCCCAGCGGCCTCATTGGTCAGCCCAAACTTTTGCTGTCCTAGCTGGTAGCTGCTGAAATTCTCGGGGTTATAACCAGCCCCGAATGCCACATCAGCAATGCTGGCCACTTCCGGCGCAACCCCATTGTCGATCAAGGTCTGCCGGAACTCGGACCGCTTCATAGCCTGATCCTTCGCCATGCGGGCCTTCGCAAGAAGCGTCTCCAGTTCGGCCGCTCCCTGCGCGCCCTTGTTGTAGGCGCCGCGCGTGTCAGCACCGCCGAACAGGACCGAGCCCATGTCGCGGAAACCACCGTATCCCTCGGACATCTCAGTATCCCCCGCGATAGTTGGCGCCGGTCTTGGTCTTGGGCATTCCGCCGGCTCCCTTGCTGAACTTGCCGCCACCACCGGAGCCGCTGGCCATCCCGCTCGATGCGCCACTGGCGAACGACGAGAAGGCGTCAAGCCACGGATTACGACGGATACCATGCAGGCGCATCTGGTTCAGGAACGCATCGCCTTCAGCGTTCCGACCGATGCCTTCCAGCGCGACACCGCCGCGTGCACGATCCACGGCTTCGTTCTGGCGCTGCAGGCCGGGTGCATCGATCGCCGACATCAGGCTGGCGATCTTCGAACCGTAGTCGCTCACGCCGAGGGCTGCGTCCGCCTCGGCAGCGCGCGCCGTGTCCGAGACGTTGCCGATCTGCGACAGCCCGGTCGTGGATCCAGCTTTCGCCTGCCGAAGCTGCTGCATGTACTGACCAAGCACGTTGGCCTGCTCGTCGGCGCCGGACGATCCGGCCTGCTTGTCGATCAGGTCGGAAACGGTCGAGTCAGCCTCACGCTGGCGCGACGCCTGCTGGCGAATGCCGGCGGCGGCTTCATTGTCCTGTCGGCGCGCGGTGTTGCGGGTGTTGACGTAGTTACCGCCTGCCGCTGCGGCTGCCAGCCCAAGCCCAATAAGGGTAGATGTTGCGACGGCCATGCTCAGAGCCTCTTCGTTACGACGGTATGGGACGGGGCATAGCCCAGCATTTTTAGCAGCTCGGCAGCTTCCGGCGGGCTTGTCGATAGGATGCACATGTTGAACACGGTCGCGCCTTTCGCGCGCGCATCGTCTTCAGCAGCGCGGACCAACCGAACCGCCGACATGCCGCCACGGAACTCCGGCTCCATCCACCAGACCAGCTCGGCCGCAATGACCGCAGGGGTGAACGTGGCCGGGTCGATGTGGGCACACAGCATGCCGATCAGTTTTCCGTCGTGCTCGGCCACCAGCATGACGCCGGGGACGATGCCGGCCTCGGCGAAGCCCTGCAGCGCCACGATGACCAGTCCGGCCGCCTGAGACTCGGGCATGTCGCCGTAGATCGCGGGGTAGGGCGACAGCGGGTAGAACCGCTTCGCCATCTCCACGATCTGCGGGATGTCGTCCATCGTCGCCGTGCGGATCGTCGCCATCAGCCGCTCGCCAGCCGGCCGTATTGCGTGCCGTAGACGTATTTCTCGCCGCGACGTGCCGCTGCCGCCTCCTGGCTGCGTTTGAACAGGTTGGCGAAGGTGCCGAATGCGTCGCCCAGGCCCTGCGCGGTCGCTGTGGACCGTCCGGCCTGCAGGTTGTTCTGCAGCGCCGACAGCGCGCGCGAGCTGCCCGTGGTGGCGTCAAGGCCCGACTGCGCCATCTGGATCAGCCCAAGGCGAGAGCTTTCATCCTGCGACCGCAGATCAGCCGCTGCCGACTGCGCGCGACGATCCGACTCGATCACACCCCGGTTGTAGTCCTGCCCGACGCGCGCCGCGCTGTCGATCGCGACCTTGCCTCCGGTCTGGCCGCTGCGAGCCATCGCGAATTTCAGATTGCGGTCGGTCTCGCCCTTCTGCCGGTTGAGGTCGTTCATGTAGAACTGGCGGGTCGCACCGAGATAGTCGCCGATCTCGCGCTGGCGGTTCGGGTTGTCGAACGCCTCATTGATGCGACCGACGCTACCCCTGATTTGGGCTTGCCGCTCGCGTTCTGCGGCTTCCGCTGCGCGCTGCGCGCTGTTGCTGCTGCTGCCGGACATCAGGGTTTCCTCACGATTGCGAATCCGATGCCGTCGGCACCATTGGCGAAGTATCCGGCACGCGGGCCTTCGCAGGTAAGCCGTAGGCCGTTCCGGTGCGTGTACCACTTGTGCGCGTCGGTGCGCGATGCCAGCGCGACCGTCTCGACGCGGTGATAGCCGGCAGCGAGCGCGCTTTCGATGACGCCTCGGCTCTGCCGGGTGATCTCGCGCCAGTACCGCCCCCAGCCGTCCATCGTGCCAAGGCCCCACACTTCGAGGACGCCGGGGCGGATCACGTCGAAGCCGCCGACGGCGAAGGGGAGACCGTCCGTGCCGGTGAGCGTCCAGCAGTCCGGGGACATGCTGCCGATGATCTGCCGGGTTGCCGCTTCCGGGTCGTAGCGCTCCCAGCCGCGCAGCGCGCACATCTGCTCGATCTCGTCCGGGCGCGGGTTGCGCGCGATCATCGCGACGTCGGCTGCGATTGCGCGGTGCAGCGTGACCTTGTGGGTGGTTTGCATGTTCATCAGCGCACCAGATACACGTTGAGGGCGTCGAACTGCCACGCTTGACCGGCGGCATAGGTCAGGCGCACGGACAGCGTGGGAGCCGTTACGGGCATTCCGATCATCATGCCCGGCAGCGTGTCCGCAGGGATGGTGTACGGCGTGGTGAATGCCGCGAGGTTGGTCTGGTCATAGCCGAACTCGATCGACGATGTACCAGTGCCCACGATGTCGAAGCCTTCGACCTGCTTGTCGGCCCCAGGCGCACCGAAGTCCAGCCAAGGCCACTGCAGCACACCCTCGAAGCCGACCTCATCCTCGTCGCCGGCAAAGTCGGTCAGCAGATCCTCACTGATTTCGATGATGTCGTCGCCGCTGCGTACGATCATCGTGTCGCCGCGCTGTGCAAGGCCATCGAAGCGGAATGGGTACACGTACCGGCTCCATGCGCCGACGCCGCCAGTGCGCGTCATGGTGTAGACGAAGACCTCGGTTTCGCTACCGCCGTCAACAGTTCGCGGAAAGCACACCCAGTATTGGCCGGCGTTCGGGTAGTAGATCGACAGCGGTTCTTCGCCGTCCGTGACCGCCTGCGCAGCCAGCGCGGTAATCAGCGGATCGACTGGCATGCCGACATCGCCGGCCTGTAGGTTCGTCGAACCGGCGGCGATCCCGATCGTGCGGACGCCTTCGGAGGACAGGAAAAAGAGGTCATTGGATACCGGCGAGGTCGCCTTCGCGAACGACGTGCCGATCGGCAGCTCGTCCAGCTTCGACATGTTCGCGGGGTCGGCGTCCACGTTGAGCATCTGGAACGCTTCGACGTTGAAGGCCACCAAGTTTCCACGATAGATGTCCATCGCGGCGACAGGGTTTGACCCGTACTCATGCAGGCCGAATGCCCAGAACCCCGCGTCTTCGACCGATGTCCAGTCGAGCGGCTGGTTCGTGGCGCTGTAAGCGATGATGTCGCTGTCGCCCGCGTAGATCTTGCTGGCCGCGATCCTGACGATCTTGGAGTTCGGGCAGCGGGTGTCCTCCACCCTGCGGCTGATCGTGCGCAGCCGGATCGTCCCATTCTCCACCGACGCGCCAACTTCGGTCGGCCAGCCCGGGCCGCCTGGGGCGTTCGGCGGAAGCGGACCGGTGCGCAGGATCGACTTTGCCTGCCAGATCACGCGATTTGCGACCTCGGCAGTCCACGTCACGCCGCCATCGACGACGGTACCGCCCACGATCGCCGGCCATACGGGTTCGGTCGCTGCGCTTTTCGCTGTCGCGGCTTGCGTTGCCCGGAAGATCAGCTCGTAGTGCGTCGCCGGCTCGTCGTAGTCCCATGTGAACTGGTCGGCGTAGACAACGCCTGCGCCGTTTGGCGTGCCAAAGCCCACGATTGCCACACTCGTCGTTCCAGCAGGGCCAATCCCGGTAACGGTGGACTTCTTCCACTTCAGCGTGCCGTCCGAGGCGATCAAAGTGCCGACATCTTCGCGGATGGTGGCGTTTGCCACGTCCAGCCACCGGAGAAGAACCCGGCCCGACTGCGCTACCGCGCCGACGCTGTGCGCAATCATGCAACTGGCCGTGATCTGCTTACCCGGCACGCATGGAACGGTCGCGGCGCGCGCGCGGTAGCCGGACCCGAGCGAGAACGCGAACTGCAGCGCATTGGCTCCCGCGAACTTCTGCGCGGCGGTGACTGAAACGCCAGCATCCAGCGTCCACGACCCGCCGCCAAGCTCAAGGCCGGGGTCTGTGATCGCAGTGCTGAATGGCGCGACGACCGTCTTCTTGCGCGTCAGCGTGCCGGGTGCGTAGTCGGTGCCAGCGGCCCAAGTCGTGATAGCCATCAGGGGTTCACCGATCCATTGCGCCGGGGGTCACTGCCGCCCATGTTGTCGTATCGCGTGCCCACGTTCGGCGGCAGGGTTGTATTCCCGCCCGGGCCGGTATCGGTGGGCGGAATGGATACGGCCGGCACGCCGTCGGTTTCCTCGATCACGACCGCGCCCTCGATGACTGGCCACGTCGGTTCCGTGACCCCGCTGCTTGGCGTCGTGCCGTACACCGCGATCACTTCGTACTTGTAGCCGTTCTCGGTCGTCGGCTCGACCTTCTGCACGACAGTGCGCGGCTGCTTTGCAACCCATACAGGGTCCGGCGATGTCAGCCGCTCCGCGACGTAGGCGTAGCCGTTCGGGGTCTGCGCTTGCATGACCGCGCCCAACGGGTATGGGGTGTCGGTCGTCCACGTGCCGAAGCTTTGTAGGTAGTAGTGATACGCGATCGTCGGGTCGTCGTCCCACTCGGCCACGACGTACAAGTAGCCGAGGAATGGCTTCGCGAAGTGAATCTTGGCCAGTTGTGCCGTTGAGCCAGCGACCGGGTGCGTCAACACTTCGACAATCACGTCCGGCGACGGGGATGCGACGACAGTGCTTGCGAACACGACGTACTTGCCGCCGAACACACAGACGCCCTTCGTTCCGGGGATGGTGTGCAGCCGGCGCGAACCGGGACGGGGCACCACCGAACGGCTCGCGGTCACGTAGCCATTCAGCAGGTCGTAGAGGCTTTCCTTCGACGCGCCGCCCTTCTGCCGCAGGCGCGTCATGCCGGACTTCACTGCGGATAGGACTTCGGTGCGGCTCATACGCGCTTTGGCATCGTCTGGTTGGCGAGCGGCTTGCTGCCGGGGATGTAGCGGCGCGTGCCGTGCGAAGCTGCTGTGAGGTCGCGCATCATGGTCTGCGCTTGGCTGGAGTAGTTGCCGGCGTCGTCGTGCTTGTAATGCGCCTTGGCGTTCGCCAGCGCCAGCAGGAACAACGGCTCGGCATCGATGCTGCAGCGGTCGGCGTCCACAACCATCGGCAGCAGGCCGACGTCGCCCTTGATCCGCAGGAACCAGTTGCTGTCGGACGGTGGCGGCCAGACTTCGATGCACTGGCGCACCTCGTATGCGCAGACGGTGCCCGAGATGTTGGTGCCGTAGCCGGCCGGGTTGATGCCGCAGGTGATCGGCGTCCACGTCGAATCGCCATCGGACACGCCAGCCCACTCGATGCGCCGGGCGTCCAGCTTCAGGGTGCAGAGATCGCGGTTCTGCACCAGATCGTAGAAGCGCACGCCTTCCTGTAGCCGCCATGTGAACCAGCGGCGCAAGCGGACGGCAGCATAGCGGTTGTAGAGCATGACCTGTGCGCTTCTCAGGAAGTCGTCCAGCGTCTCGGCCATGCCGGGCGGGTAGGTTGGCATCGCCGCGTATCCCAGCCGCACGTACAGCCGGCGGCGCAGGTTCGCCAGCGTGTCGGAGACAATCACACCGTCGTCCTCGCAGACGCAGTTGTAGCTCGTCGCCTCTTCAGGCGTCAGCAGCAGGGTGAAGTTGCTGATGGTCGCAGGGTTGACCACCAGCGGAACCGCGCTCACGGCCGACGCTGCGAGGATGAAACGGCCGCCAGGGCCAGTCGCAAAGGCGTCGTAGGAGAAATACTGCGGGCGGGTCGACAGCTTCAGCGAGTTGAGGACCGCTCCGCCGGAAGAGATTTGATTGAGGAACACATCGCCAGCGTAGGCGGTCGATGCTTCCCCCGAGTAGGTGTCCCCTGCCTGCAGCGGAGTCGTCACGCGCGTCAGGTCGAAGCCGTGCACGCCGTTGGCCGCGTACGCATAGGCCCGGCCGTTCCACGTAACCGGTGCGCCGACAGGGTCGGTCCACGATGCGGGGTTTTGCAGGAGGTTGGTCATCGTGTCCTCGGCGTAAAAAGGGGCCGACGGTTGCCGGCCCCTCGGGGTAGTGCGGATCAAACGGCGCCGGTCATTCCTTCGGCGGGTCTTCGGGCGATGCATCCTTGGCCGTCTTGGCCGTCTTGGCCGGTTTCGGCGCTTCCTCGGTTGCCGCAGCCACGGCCTTTTCGAACGATTTCAGGTTCGGGTAAACCTTCTCGACAATGCGATCGCCTTCGCGGCTCTGGTACTTGGCCTTGAGCGCCGCGTACAGCGAGGCGGTGTCGTCGGTGTCCATTTCCAGCAGGCTCTCGCCCTTCTGGATCACGCCGCCGAACTCGGCATTGCCGTGAATCTCTTCCAGTACCGGAAGTTCGAACTCGGGGTAGGTGTTGCCCACGGAGGTCGTGGCGTTGAGCTTGATCTCCAGCAACAGCATGCGGATGAGGGCCATCAGGTCGTCCCCTCCAGATCGATCGTGACCGCGCCGGCCGACGCGACCGAGATGTTCACGCGAATCCAGTACGGCAGATCGGCGAGTTCCTGTCGGAGCTTGGTCGCGGGAACCAGCGTAGCGATGGTGGCCCAGGCCGCGTCACCGGTTGCCGGGGTGTCGTCGAGCGGGGACGGATGCCCCTGAATCAGCACGGTCACGCCGGACGGGACGGCAGCGGCGAGCTGCAGCATGGCTTCCCGGCCATAGCCGCCGTGCAAGGGCGTCTTGTTAAGACGGATGGGGGCCTGCGCACCGGTTGCGGCGGTGCTCAGGGCGGTGCAGAGGTTGCGCGTTGCGGGCATGGGTAGGTGCTCCGATCAGGCGATGGAAAAGACGGCGTTGGCCGAACGCTGCTTGGCGGACATTCCGTATTCCGACAGCAGGCCGTAATGATGCACCAACCGGTTGTAGACCATGCTCGGGATGATCTTCTGCATCCAGCGGCCTTCAACCGGGCGCATCTTGATCGTCTTGCTGTTGAGCATGTAGATGCGCTTCTTCCACGGGTAGGTGATCGCGCCGAGCAGGTCGTCCAGCGCATCGAACGCCGGATCCCACACGACGGGGACGCCGTGGAAGCGCAGCTCGTTGGTTGCCGGGTCGAGGGTGACGCCACCGGAGCCGGGCACCATGACCTGCAGGGAGTTCACGGCACGCGCATCGCGGCGGAACGCATCGTAGGCGAGGCTGCCGCAGAAGATTGCATCCGGCGCGCCGAGCTTGCCGCGACGCAGACAGGCGCGACGGCCGATTTCGAGGCGGTCGATCAGCGTGCCGGCCGTGCTGACGTTGATCGCCATGTCGGCGAAGTTCTGCCACAGGGTCACGACGGAGGCGTCGATGCCGCCGATGGTGCCGACGGTCGGCGTGGTGGACACGAGCGCGTCCAAGCCCTGCGGCGCCTTGGTGTCCTGGGTGCCGTCGCGCAGCACGTCAAACGCGAGGCTCTGCATCTTGCCGAGTTTCAGCACTTCCCAGTGCTCTTTCACCGTGTCCACGATGATCTTGGCTTCGTCGCGGGTCGGGCCGCCTTCCTTGCCGTTGCTGTCGCGGGTGATGGTCAGACCCTTGTTGCGCAGGTCCTCCTCAGTCAGATAGAAGCCGTCGAATAGGGAGTATGCCTGGAACGGAGCGAGCTTGACCGGGTCGCGGCTGTTGTATTCGAGCTGGTCGTCGCCCTGGATGCGCTGGGCGTTGGCGCCGTAGCGCAGGCGGACCTTCTCGGAGAACGTGCCGCCCGTGAACTTGCTGGGGGCCTTGTTCTTCATGAACCAGTCGAGGGTTTTCAGGTCATATGCCACCTGATCGATCGGGTCGCCTTCGGCAACCGTATCGAATGCGTAGGTGGCAGCCTGCAGGAGCTGTTGCGGGGTAGCGGGCATGGTGTGGCCTCGTCTCGAAGTGATGGGGTGTCGCCAAGCGGATAGCTTGGGCGGGGTGTCCATCGCGTTCGAGGGGCGCGAGCCCTCTTTCTAGCGCTACCGGGCGCGACTCCGGCGGTACGAGCTACGCGAGCACGGTCTATTGACCGTTCGGAGCGCAGGTTATGCGCCCCGGTATCGAAATGCAATACCCGGCATGTTCAAGGCCGGGTATTGGTATCACCTGTTGCCAGCCAGCATCGCCGCAAGCGCGCCATCCACCGGGTCCGTGACCGGCTTCGCGTGACTTCCGCCTGGAACTGTCGGCCGCAGCGGGGCCGCTCCCGGCAGCTTTGCCGGTGGTGCCGCAGGCGCGGGGATGTTCAGCGTGGCGAACATGCGACGTGCTGCAGCGGCCCACTGGTCCGGGGCGGATGTCTGCGTCATAGCCTGCAGAGCCGGCGCCAGCACCTTGAGCTTTTCGGCATAGGCCGGATCGGTCACGCGCAGCTCGGTCTCCAGCGCGGTCAGCGCATTGCGGCCTTGCGCGATGCCGTCCTGCTGGCTGTCCTGCTGCTGCTGGGTCTGTCGCGACGCCTGCTCGACCTTGGCGCGGTTGCGCGCGGCGATCAGCTCCAGCGCCGTCTCTTGGTCGATGTCCATGTTCTTGAGTTTGGCGGCGATGTCCGGGTGGTCAGCGATAGGGTCATACCCCGCACTGGTCGGACGGCCGAGCGCCTTGGCGAGCGCCAGATACTCGCCTTCGACCTGCTCAAACGCGATCTCCAGGTTCTCCGGCTTGCCGCTGTTGAGCAAGGTCAGATAGTTCATCGCCCCGCCGAACTGCTCCGGCGTCGCCCCGGTGCTGGTGATCGACTCTTCCCATGCCCGCAGTTGGTCAACCTTCGGGGCCAGCTCGTCAGCCTTGCGCGCTCGCTCGTAGAGCTGCTTCATGCGGGCTTCCTGCCGCTTCGTCACCGGGCCAGCGGCGGCCAGCTCTTCCTCGAACGTGTCGGCCAGCTTGTCGGCTGCCGGCGCTTCCGGCTTCGCGGGTGCGGGCTCGCCTGCCTTGGCGACCGTCTCGGCAGCCGGGGCTTGCGGGTCTGTTGCTGCCGGTGCTGACGGCGCGGGCGGGTCGCCTGCCTTCGGAGCTTCGGCAAGCATAGCCGCCAGCGCGGCGTCAACCGTGGCGTCCTTGGCCTGTTCCGGCGTCGGGGTCTCTGCTGCGGGTGCGGCGGTGGTTTCGACCGGCGCGGTATCCGGTGCCGCAGCTTCGGTGGTGGTATCGGTCGGATCGTTCATGGCATTGCCTCGTCAGGGTTGGGTGCGGCGGGTGGCGGCAGCGCTGCGCCGGGTGGCGCTCCTGGCTGCTGGGGTGCGGGGTAGGCCAGTACAGGCTGCATGGTGGTCGGATCGATCAGTTGCATCGGCTCGCCCACTTTCGGGATGAAGCGCGACGCGTCCATGTTCTCGCCGAAGCGGTCCAGCGTCTCTTTCAGCAGCTCTTCGTGCTTGTCGGCGATCTCCAGCGGAGAAGAGTTCCGCAACTGGCCGATCAGGTCGATGCTTTCGCGGATCAGGGGCGCGATCTGCGTCCAGCGCTCCTGTCGCAAGCCGCTGGCGGCCTTGGTGGTGCTGCCGGCGCGGATGTCGATCGACAGCAGCAGGTCCAGTTGCTCGATGGTGATGCCCTCCGGCCAGTATGCCTCTGGGCCTGCGAACCGCTGCGCTTCCTCAAGCGGAAGGCACATCAGCGCCACTTCGGCCGAATACTTCGCCAGCTCGACGAACATCTCGTCCAAGCTGTCGCGGTAGAAGCTCAGGCGCGACTCGGTGCCCGTCTGCTGGATGTCCGCCTCGGTGGCGGTCTTGGCCGTCCGAATGCTGGACGACAGGGCCTCTTGGATGCCCCAAACCAGCTCCAGTTCGGCGCGAATGGTCGCCGTGTCGTACAGCGCCGGGTTGAACTCGGGCGTGGCAAGACGCACCAGAGCCTTCGACAAGTCCTGCCCTTTCGCGTCGATTCCGACCGTTTCCCCGCCTTCCGCGTAGGTGATGGCCGTCATGTCTTCCGGGTCGATATTGCCCCGGTCGAACCCGAGCTTTGGCAGCGACCGAGCGCGGAACGTGCGCCAGTCAGACCGCGCTTCGTTGTAGTCGTCCAACAGGCCAGCCGATCGGTGCGGAAGTGATTCCGGGTGGCGCTTGGCGTCCACCTGCAGCGGTTGCCACGTGAAGAACGGATAGAACCGGCGCGTCTTGACCTGCGGAGCTTCGACAGGGCGTGCCCAGCGGGTTGTCCCTTCGACCCATACGCGCACGACGTTCGCGGTCTTGTCCCAAATCTCCCAAGCGAAGATGTACTCCTCGCACTCGCCGGCACCCTTGACTGCGACGTATGCGTCTGCGTCCTCGGACTTGAATGCCTCCAGCGTCCTCGGCGCGCTGTCCGCATCCGCCGGCTTGCGCTTGGTGAAGACTTCGGCATTCTTGAGCTGTTCCTCGGACAGCAACGGCAGCTGCACCTTCGCGTCCTTCTTCGCGATCGGTACGCGGTGCGCGATCCACGGGGAATCGAGGAACCGCTCGGACGATGGGCACTCAGGCGCGAGCTGCATGTCCTCGCCCGACACGAAGTCGAAGACCATTCCCTGCGATTTGACCACCTCCACCTGTTCCTGCAGGCCTTTGATCTGCGCTTCCAGTGCCGCCGAGATCGTTTCGCGCTCGTTCGCCTCGCCGGGTTCGTCCTCGGCCAGCTCTTCCTGATAGGCGCGGATGCGCGCGAGGTTGTCCTGCAGGTCGGCAACCTGTTTCTGCACGAGCGGGTCGTTTTCCGTCCGGTGCAGGTAGACGGCCTTCATCCAGCCGACGCCGATGGTCAGAGCCGAGCGGGTGAAGGGTCGGGCGCCGGCCTTGAGCGCGCCCTCGCGCCACAACCCCGCCAGCACGATGTTGATGGTCTTCGCCAGCGAGCGGGCGTCTTCCATCCGGGCCGGGCCTGCCGCTGCCGATGGCTGGGAGTCCATCGCAGGATCGCGGGCGAACAGGTAGGACGACAGGACATCGACGTATGCCGCAGCGATCGGAACGCTGACGCCGTAGGCCTTGCCGGCATCGACCGAGCAATAGCTCCGGTCCACCGCGTACTGCTTGCGGGCGGCAGAGTCCAGATCGCGGCCCGCCTTGATCTTGTCGGCCCAAGCCTTTACGTCGGCCTCTTCGCGCATGATCGCCTTCTGCCGCTCGATCTCGGCCTGTTCGCTCGCGGCCGCGTCTTGCATGACGCTGACCACTGCCATCTCGTTGTTGTCGATCACCGCCGTCCTCTCTTCGCGCCTGCGCGCTGTTGGTCTCGCTGCTCGCGTCGCAGCTGGTTCACGGTGAAGGGGCCAGGGTTGACCACTTCCTCGGGTGTCACGGGTGCCGATGGGTCTCGCATCTCTGCCAGCCCGCGACCAATCAGGCCGCACACGTCCACGGCGTCGTCCTGGTCGCTGTCGGCGCCTCGGAACTTGCACAGCAGGTCAACCAGTCGCGTCGCCCAAGGCGTATTCAGTGGTAGGTAGACGCAACCGGCGGACACGTAGCCACGAAATGCGGCGACCTTCGCCACCTTGTCCTGATCGTCTGGCAACAGCCTGCGGTGATAGTACACGCCGCGCTCGCCCTTGGCCGCCCGCTCCCGCTGTAGTCGCTTGCGCATCGGGGCTACAGCGTTTTCGTCCTTGCCACGCGCGCCCCACCACTCGGACACCTTCCCTCGCTTTGCCAGATCGATCTCGGCGTCGGCGCTCTTGTCGAGCGTGACCTGCCCGAACCACCAGTCTCGCGCGTACAGGTCGCCCTCTGGGTTCATACCGAAGACGCCATGCTCGGACCAGTCCGGCTTGTTTGAGGCGCTCTTCTCGGTCACGGCGTAGTCGCTGGCGCCATAGTTGCGCAGGGGCATGCGGTTGAACTCGACACTCAATGGGTCGTACCACCTGAACCAGTTGGCCTCGAACTGGTTGCCCTGCTCGGGCCGTGGCCGCTGCTGGCACAGTGCAGCCCACATGCGGGCCAGCACGGCGTCGGTACTGCCGGCGCTCGGCTCGATGTTCTGCCAGTGCTGCGGGTCGAACCATTCCGGCCATAGGTACTCGCCAACCTGTCGGCCCAGCGGATCGTCTGCGCGCTCGCACTTGGCAGCGACGCACACGATCTCCCACTCGAAGCCATCCCGGCACATGATTCGGCCAGACTCGCCGTTCCAGTCTTCCGGCAGGATGCGGCCGGCGAGGTCGTCTGGCGCCCATCGGGTTTGGATCAGGATGATCGAGCCCTTCGGCTTCAACCGCGTCTTGAGCGTGGCGTTGTACTCGTACCAGCAGCCCTCGGACTTCACCGAGCTTTGCGAGTCTTCCCAGTTCGCTACCGGGTCATCAATCAGGATCGCATCGGCGCGGGCGGACGTGATGCCGCCGGTCAGTCCCTTCCACAGTGCCGACGAGTCGTTCGTGAG